ATGCTTTGCCGATTTTGATAGAAGCTCTTCCGGAAATAATAATCAAGATTGTAGGATTCATCACCGAGAATTTGCCGAAAATCATAGCATTGGGTATAGAAATATTGATTAAGCTAGCTGCGGGGCTTATAAAGGCTATTCCTCAATTGGTCGCTTCCATACCTGAAATTATAGCGGCGTTGATCAAAGGGTTCGGAGAAGGAATTTCGTCCATGATGGATATAGGCGGAGAACTAATAGCTGGACTGTGGGAAGGTATAAAAAACGCTGCAGGATGGCTCAAGGACAAAGTGGGCGGATTTTTTGGAGGAATTGTCGATGGTATTAAAGGTTTTCTAGGTATTCATTCACCGTCAAAAGTGTTTGCTGAGATCGGTGAATTTACGGGGGAAGGCTTTGAAAATGGGCTGTCATCCAGCATGGACAACGCGCTGAAAACCGCTCAAAAAGAGATACGTCACGGTGTCAGTGGCCTAAATACGGCGGTATCGGTTGCAGGTGTATCCGCCACGGGCCGTATAGTGGCGCCTACACAAAACTATGGTGGGCTTACTATTAATGTCTACGCTTCCGCCGGACAGGACGAGAACGCCATTGCCGACCGTGTGATGGAGAAAATTCAAAGTAGCGTGGTACGGAAAGGGGCGATATATGCGTGATATGGTGGGCAGGGAAATGCTCTAACGAAATAGGTGTTGTAGTAGAGCGATACCCGAATCAAAATGGTCCGGAACGCCGTTTGGAAGTTATACAGATTCCAGGAAGAAACGGAGATCTGATAATCGATTCGGGGGTGTATAACAATTATGCCCAAAGTTACGAGGTGTATTTCAACGCCAGCAAAAACAGAACGCCGAAACAGTCAAGAATGGTTCGGGAATGGCTGCAAACTGCAACTGGCTATCAAAGGCTGGAAGATTCATATGATCCGGAATTTTATCGTTTGGCGTATTTTTCAGGCCCGGCGGAAATCGAAAACATCATGAACCAGTATGGGCGCATGACAATATCGTTTATGTGTAAACCACAGCGTTGGCGTAAGGATGGAGAGACGCCGCTGCTGCTGACCGCTTCACAAACCATATATAATGAACTGTTCCCGGCCCTGCCGCTGATCAAGATCAACGGTACAGGGGCCGGGAACTTGTATGTGGGCGGTTATACGGTGGAAATTCTGTCACTGGATGAATACGTCATGCTGGATTCCGACACGCAAAACGCCTATAAGGGGACGCTGAACAAAAACAGCACGATTTCCGCCCCGGAATTTCCTGTTTTGCAGTCGGGAGATAATGTTGTCGATTGGGACGGAAATATAACGAGCATAGAAATAACCCCCAGATGGTGGACGGTATAGAATTACCGTCCTTCCACATGGAGTTGACTCTTCAAAGCCTCCTGCAAGGCGGCCGAAAAGTTAATTCCAGCCGCTTCCGCCCGTTCGTTTAGCCAGGACGGGATAGTGACGTTTTTCCGTACAACACGGGTTTCGTGTCGACGGCGGTATTCATCGAAATCTACATCCACCAGGGTAACGATATCTGCGGGGGAAGCTTGGATTGAAGTAGGATTACCGGGTTGCGGAATAGGCCGTTTCTCGTCCTGTTCATAGCAGCCCCACATCCCGATAGCGTCTCTAGCCATTTCCATAGCGTCTGCGACGCTGGTTCCTTGCGTGTTAATTTCTAAGTTTGGCACATACACAACATAGTCGTTTCCTATGGGTGTTATGACGATGGGATAAGCATGGACAGGTTTATCGTCTAAAATAAGTGATTTAACAGCAGACACTTTGCCACATCCGGAACGCATACGTTCTGCAATACGGTCAAGCACCACAGAATCCTGCTCTTTATCCAAAGGCATAGTAATGGTTATAGTTCTTTGCTTTTTGGCATAGGCGTTCCAAAATGATTGAAAATCTTTTGTTTTCTTTTTGTGTTTGACTCGTGAAGAATTATCGCTTCGGCTTAACCATTGGCAATTATCCGGTGAATATCCTTTTGATGGATCGATACGGTCTATAGTGAGTGTATTTTCATATCCGTTCATTAAAGCCCATTCCATAAAGCACTTAAAACCATTTTTCCCTAACCACTCATCGCACATGATTATGCCTTTTGCTCCATACACCGGATAATGCTGATTGTTGGGGTTATAACACCGCTGTTTCATTTGCGAATAAATTTTATAAAGCCTTGTTTGACTGACTGGTGCATCCTTTTTCTCTTTGTCGTTTTTCATGGCTTTTCCTCCATCCCGCATATTTTCCGTTCTTGACCCGCTTATCTTCCGGGGGCTGCGTATCTGCCGGAATCGCCCATTGATTGCCGATTTTGACGGCGGGGATTCTGCCCTGAGAGATGAGTAGCCGCACCCTTCCACCATCCATATGGAACTTCTCGCAGAACTGGGTGACAGAGAGATAATTCATTGACTTTTCCCGCCTTTCATGGTATAGTAAGGGTAGACAAGAGGCGCTCGTGCTTGGTGCCTTTGTTGTCCCGCTAGTCGTTGTGAGCTACCACAACGGCTAGTTTGCTTTTATGGGATAAACCATAAAGAGCAGGAACAGGATTATCAGACAAAGTATGTACATGACAACCTTTTTCCACATCGGCATCACCTCCTTTCGGAAGGTGAGCGCCCCTTGACTACAATATTATTTTATCACGATATCGTGATTATGTCAATGTTTTTTCAAATATTTTTTAAGCGCCTGTCGTTTGACCGGCGCTTTTCTTATGCCTATTTTAAAGGAGTGTGAGTCGATGCTTTTACTTTATCCCAGCGTCGAAACCGACTTTGAAAACAACGGACTTGGCGCCCTATCCGACGCTATATCCTGCGAGGTTACGGAGGAGAGGAATGGCGCATTTGAACTACAAATGGAATACCCGATAACAGGGATCCATTACCAAGATATTAAACCGAGGCGTATTATAACGGCTAAACCGAACCCTTACGGCGATATACAGCCATTCCGTATATACCGGATAACCCGCCCGATGAACGGAAAAGTGAAAGTGTATGCGCAGCATATATCCTATGATCTGACCGGTGTAACGGTCGCGCCTTTCACCGCTGGAAGCGCGGTAGGAGCGTTTACGGCACTAGAAAACAACGCTACGAGTAATAATCTTTTTTCTTTTCAAACGGATATACAAAGCGTCGGTACGATGACCGTTTCCGCTCCAGCCTCTGCCAGATCTTTGCTGGGAGGGCAGCAGGGTTCCATATTGGATATATATGGCGGGGAATACGAGTGGGATCGGTACACGGTCAAGCTGCTGGACCAACGGGGGCAGAACAACGGCGTTACCATCCGATATGGAAAGAATCTCACCAATCTGGAACAGGACGAGAACATTTCCAGTGTGGCAACCGGCGTATACCCGTACTGGATCGGCGGGGAGGGAGAACTGGTTACCATTCCAGAAAAAACAGTGGGTGTGCCGGGGACATATGATTTTGAATATATCATCCCGTTGGATTTGTCAGGAGAATTTGAGAATCAGCCGTCGGCCGATCAATTGCGCGAGCGGGCGGAAAAGTATGTGGAGGACAACAACATCGGGGTACCGACGGTCAGTATCACCGTGGCATTCCAGCCGCTGGAGCAAACGGAGGAATACAAAGATATCGCGCTGCTGGAAAAGGTGAATCTATGCGATACCGTGACGGTGGAGTATCCCACCCTTGGGGTATCCGCAACGGCCAAGTGCGTTAAGACAGTGTATGACGTACTCAAGGGTAAATACACCAGTATTGATTTAGGAGACGCTAAAACCAACCTAGCGGACACCATCGTCCAACAGCAAAAGGAGATCGAGAAAGCGCCTACTATAACCCTCATTCAGCAGGCGATCAACAGCGCCACGAACCTCATCACGGGAAACAAAGGTGGGTATGTGGTGCTGCATGATACTAATGGGGATGAAGAACCGGATGAAATTTTAGTGATGGATATGCCATCTGTGGAAACAGCACAAAGAGTATGGCGATGGAACAACAGCGGTTTTGGCTATTCGGAAAATGGGTATAACGGCCCATACGAAACGGCCATCACCATGGATGGAACTATCATGGGAAAGTTTATCGCTGGACTTACCATCGCAGGAAGTCAGATCATATCCGGGATAATCAAAAGCGGAACCAGGCCGGAGGTGTATTTTGATCTGGACGCCGGAAGCTTGCATTGTGACGAGATGGTATCCACAACGGATTCGGGCACGAAAATGCGAGCACGAATTACCAGTCGGGAGGATTCCGGGCAGCTATCGGACGAATTTACTATTTTTTATGGAGATGAACAGATATTTAAAGTTCACCCAACATCAAGCGGCTTTTTAGATGTTCATTTACGGAACGGATGGGAATTATCGGTGTGGCCGGATGGATATTTAGCAGTCAACATACCAAATGGATCGGGCGGAACAAAAACCGGCATGATTATACGACAGGACAGGATCGACTACTATCTTCCGATGTATGATCAGGATGGCAAAGAAATTAAGGGGGCGTAACCGTGGCAACAACAAAAAAAGTAAGTCTTGATGTATGGGGGCATAGTAACGAACAAGCCATAGTGACCCGTGGAGAAGTCAAGTCCAGGAACCTAGAAATAGCTCTGATAGACATAGGCGGCGCGCCATATGAATTGGACGGATACACAGCGCGGATATATGTGATTCCGCCGTATGGCGACCCTATATTTTTGGACGCTTCAATTTCGCAAGGAAAGGTTATTGCTGAAATCCCTTGCCTTAATACTGCTGGAAAATGTCAAGCGCAAATTGTGCTGACCAACGAGGCAGGAGAAGAACTACGTGTTACGGGATTGACTATCCACGTACAACCGTCCAGCCTGGAAACAGCGGAAGATGTATCGTCGACCATTAGTGTGGTGGCTATATTAAGTGACGCGGAAGCAGCAACAGAGGCAGCGAATCAGGCCGCTGCGACAGCCAATATAGCGGCCGCTTCGGCCAGCAGAATAGATAATACGGTGAACAATGAACTGTATGGAGAGGCCCTTCATCTGGAATATGAAATCGGCGGGTTTGATATAGTCGATGGCGAGGTGGTCGCCGCAATCCGCGCCCGGCCGGTGGACAAAGCGATTTTTGTCCGCAAAGGAATGCGGGTAACGGGCGGCGGCGTGTATCAGGTATACGTGGTGGCGGTGGATTTCACTGGGGCGGCCCTGGAGGTGCTGTGCAGCTACGCCAACGAATACGTTGCCCAGGCGGATGGGTATATCCGCTACACCGTGCGGAGTACGGAGAACCCCGATACCGAACTGACGGAGGCGGACCTACCGTTGATTGCGGAAAAGGTGGTGATCCGGAAGGACGACAACGTGAACAAACGGATCGGGACGCTGGCGGAGACGATGAACAACGAACTGTACGGAGAGGCCCTTCATCTGGAATATGAGGTGGGAGGCTTTGACGCAAGCCTGGGGCAGGTGAACACGAAGGTGCGTGCCCGGCCGGTGGACAAGGCGATTCTTGTGCGCAAGGGAATGCGGATCACCGGGGGCGGGACATATCAGGTGGACGTTACGGCGGTGGACGCCGCCGGAGCGGTTGTCAAGCACCTGTGCAGCTATGCGGACGAGTACGTCATGCAGGCGGATGGATATATCCGTTATACCGTGAAAAGCATAGAGAACCCAACCGCCGAATTGACGGAGGCGGACTTGCCCGCGATCGCGGAGAAGGTGGTCATTCTGAACGACAACAGCATGGACAAGAGGCTGGAGGCGCTGGAGGAGAGCGACCGGTTCTGGGCCACGTCCGGCACATGGGACATCCGGCAGGGCTCTTCCGGATCCGATTACACCCAAAACGCCAACGGGAATGTCGACGTGCCGGCCGATACCGTGCTGTATCGGGACGCGGTGACGGACCTGCTCTTTCAGAAGCTGACCTGGACCTTCAAGGTGGGAACAGTGGGGGCGTTCGCCTTCGGGACCCGGGACGGATCGGGGGCGGCCAACGGGTACTATGTCCTGGTGAACCCCGCCGACAAAACCCTGAAAATCTACAATTCCGACTGGGAGGGAACCCTCTCCATCAAGCGCAACCTCACCATCGACTTCGACATCCTGGCGGGGGAAACCTACTATGCGGAGATCATCAAAACCGGCACCCTCTCCACCGAGTTTACCCTGAAATGTATCAGCGCGCCGGGGAAAACCTTTTCGTACACCCACAACCAGTTAAACAACAAGCTGCGCGGCTGGGGCGGCGTGGCGTTCGGCTCGGCGGGCGGGGTGTTCGAGCTGGTGAACATGACGCAGAAGGCCCGGTCGGAGGCGGAATGCGAGGTGCTGCTGATCGGGGACAGCTTTCTGGAGAACGCGTCCTCTGAGCTGGAGTCGGAATACGCCTATGCGTACAAGCTGCGGGAGAAGCTGGGGGAGAAGCTGATCGCCAGCGGGCGGGGCGGGGCCACCACGACGGCGCTGAAAAACAAATATACCACCGATTTCCTCGCGGCCAAGGCGAAATACACGGTGCTGCAGATCGGGTCCAACGACAGCCTTTCCCTGACGGTGGCTACCTTCAAGATGAACCTGCTGGAGCTGATCGGGCGGGTGGAGGAAAACGGGTCCATCCCCGTGCTGGTGACCATCCCCCGGCGGTACGACACCGATAACACAACCTTCATCACCGAGGCCAACGCCTGGATCAAATCGCTGGGGTATTGGTACATAGACGAATACGCCCTGCTGCCGGCCGACCGGCTGCTGAACGATACCATCCACCCCAACGCCGAGGGGCACGACCTCATACTTAGCAACCTTCTGGCGCTGATCCCGGTGTGATATGGATTGGAGGAAGGACAATGGAAATGGAAATCATTCAGTGCTATCAGACAAAAAATCCCTGCTACCGGAAGGGAACGCCGATGAAGCCGGTGGGGATCGTGGTGCACAGCACGGGGGCGAACAATCCGCACCTGTGCCGGTATGTGGACTGTCCCGAACGGCTGGGGGTGAACCGGTACGGCAACCACTGGAACCGGCCGGAGGCGGCGACGCTGGTGCATGGAGCCATCGGACTGGACAAGGAGGGGTTTGTGACGGTGGTGAACACCCTGCCCTATACCATGGCGGCGTGGGGCGTGGGCAAGGGGAGCCGGGGAAGCTACAATTACGACCCCACCGGGCACATTCAGTTCGAGATGTGCGAGGACGATCTGACCGACCCGTCTTATTTCGATCAGGTGATGGGAACGGCGGTGGCCTACTGTGCGCGGCTTTGCCGGGAATATGGCTTGGCGGCGGAGAGCGTAGTCAGCCACAAGGAGGCCCACGCGCAGGGGTACGCCTCCAACCACGGGGACCCGGAGAACTGGATGGGGCGGTTCGGCATGACGATGGAGGACTTCCGGGCGAGAGTCCGGGCGAAACTGAAAGGAGAAGTGACAATCATGGGAAAGGTAGTCAACAGGGACGAGCTGGTGGCGTGGATCGACGCCCATGCGGTGGAGGTGGAGGAGCAGCCGGAACCGGAGGTCAAGCCGGAGCCTGTTGCCATCAAGGCTGGCGACAAGGTGGTGTTCAAAAGCGGCGTGACCCAGTGGGGCACCGGCTCGGGCAACAAGGGAATCCCTTCCTGGGCGCAGGGCGGCAAGACCACCTTCACGGTACTGGAGATCGTCAAAGACGGCACGGAGGCCCGGATCGGCAACGCTTCCGGCGCTTACACCGGCACCGCTTATCTCAAGGACCTGGAGAAGGTGGGCTGACATGGACACGGCGGTCATTGTGGCGATTATTTCCCTTGTGGGCACGCTGGGGGGCAGCTTCGGCGGGGTGCTGGTATCCTCCAAGCTGACGAATTACCGGCTGCAGCAATTGGAGAACAAGGTGCAGGAACATAACAACTATGCCCGCCGCCTGCCGGTGGTGGAGGAGCAGATCAAGGTCATCAACCATCGGGTCGCGGATTTGGAGGCCCACGAGGAAAGGAGAAACGCATGATGGAAGTCCTGGGCTATATTACGGAAAACGCTTTGATTTTGATTCCGGCGCTGCTGATTATCGGGCAGATCATCAAGAATATAGAGGCGATCCCGGATAAATGGATCCCGGTGATCCTGTTGCCCATTGGAATCGCGGGGGCGCTGCTGTGCGGCGGGCTGTCGGTGGACAGCGCCATCCAGGGTATCCTCGTCACCGGCGTGGCCGTCTACGGCAACCAGCTTGTCAAGCAGTTGGGGAAAAAGGAATAACGGAAAAAGAGAAAGCCGGGAGTATCCTTAGTGGGTACTCCCGGCTTGTTTTTTATATACACTTAATCAAATTTCATCCTTACGAACATTGGCACACAAGTTTTATTCCATCCATCACGAGGGATATCTTCATAATCCCCGATTTTCGCAAATCCCAATTCAGGTCTTTCATAAAATGAAACGGCGCATGGATCTGCACACAATGCGATATATTGTATACCGAGACTAGAGTTTCGAAGTTTTTCGGCACGTACAAAGGCAAACTTTACCATTATCGTACCTAGCCCTCTACGCTCAAATCTTGAGTCAACGGCAAGTTCGGATATTTCTATAGCAGGATATCCAAGCCTTATCCCATCGTCTTCTCTGATAAAAGCAGTTGCTTTAAGAGTGACATATCCACAAATGCATTCGTTTTCGTCTTCTCCATCTATAAACAAGTGCGTAACATTTAATCCGTTGCACTTATCAGTGAGGGCACAGAATTTTATATAATTCTCATAATGATCTGGATTTCCACAAGAAGAAGGGTTGACACGGAAATCCCATGCCAACCCTATGTGTTTTGAGTCAATAACTTCACGTCTCATCTACTTATCACCGAGATACTTGGCGACAGCCTTTTTGAATTCTTCCAATTTTTTTTGGTCAACAACAGGTTCTTTTTTGTTAGCGTCTTTCTTGACATGCATTTCATAGATGAAGTTTCTTGCAACCGCCGACATAGTATCATCCCCTTTGAAACTATTATCGTCTTCCGGTGAATGATATTCACACATTGTTTACCACCTCAAAAAATATTATAGTGGTAAATATATGTAAATATACGTAAATAATAACTTAATACAATAAGTTATTACACATATATAATACATGAGAACCATCATAAAATCAAATAAAAAATCTTGACAAAGAACGGATTTGTAGAATGTTACAACAAGTTATCGTAACTTTTGGCTTATTTTCGTGAGCTTTCGTAGTTTTGCGTTATAATTGCAACTTGTGTAACTTACATTTATGATAAATCATATTCAGAGCAATACAAACCCTCTATATGTTTAATGACCTATACATATAAGGGGGATATAATGGTTTAAATGTAAACTATACGATTTCTTATGGACCATTTTTGTTACGCTGTGATGAAGCACCACGTATTGGTAAACATTACCTCCCCGCTGTCGCCTATCGATCTGGTATGCTATAGTGGGGTGAATTTATGATTGATTTGGACTGCTTAAGCAACCTATATGATCCACGGGTATATGACCCCGAACAATATAACTTGGTGGCCTATTATGATAACGGGCGCGCCCTTGACGATTCGCGTTATTTGATCCATAGCCTTATGCACAGAGGGCGGCGGTATATGCTCTATATTACCGGCGGCCCGGATTGCTGGCTATCCATCGAAGGGAAACCCGTCCGAATGATACGCCCCCAATCAGAGGCGCAGGCATGGGCTTGGCTACGGCAGAACCATAGAAAGATTCGCCAAGTGAACAAGGATGAATGGGCGTGGTTATTCGCTGGGTTTGTTATGGGTGCGTATGAATGATTTTCCTTTTAAGCTCTATATTTGATTACGTTTTGAATAAACACCAAATAAACACCAAACGGTAGAAAAAGAAAAAACGAACCCCCCGGAAGTGAGCATTTAAGCCACTCCCAGGGGATTTTTTTGGTGCGAGAAACGGGACTTGAAAGCGACGAGACTCACGCCAAGGCGCTCCACAACCGGAAAAATCGGGATTTTTCAAGCGTTTGTCAGCCGACCATACGCCCGCTTGCGCCATCGCGAACCCCCACAATCCGTGACAACAAACACCAAATAAACGCCAAATCACTCCGCCGTCTTACGACGCAAAAGAGTATCTGCAATGGATTCTGACGCGGCTTTATCCGCGCTTTGAAGAAATTCAGCGTAAATATTTAACGTGGTGCTTGTCTGACTGTGGCCGAGTCGCCCGGACACTGTACGCACATCAGCTCCGGAGCCGATAAGCAAGGTCGCGTTTGTGTGCCGAAGGCTATGAAGAGATACCTGAGGCATATCGTATCGTTTTAAAAGTTTTTGCAATTCCTGGTAAGGGGTGTTCGGGTGCATGGGCTTTCCGTCAAATTGGGTGAACAGTCGCGGATGTTCTGTCCATTCCTCCGCCCATGTGTTTCCGAGGAGAAGCCGCCGTTCGTTTTGCCACACCCTATATTCCCGGAGGAGGGAGAGTAGTTCATCGGGGACGGACAAAGGCCGCTTTGATTGTTCTGTTTTCGTAGTATCTGTATATATACCCCTTTCGGGAGCATATTGGGAAGTCCTACGTATATGAATTACACCGCTGTCAAAATCAATGTCCGGCCATTCCAGCCCCAGCAGCTCTCCGCGTCTCATGCCGGTGAGCAGTAGGATAGTGAAAATGGTGCGGTATTCTACGGATTCACTTTCGAGGGCAGTCATGAATTGCCGCGCTTGCTGATCGTCCATACAAGCAATTTGGCGGCGGTCAACTTTCGGAGCGTCGATACGATGAGCGGGATTATCTTGTATTATTTGCCATTTTACCGCCCGCTCCAAAACGGATGAGATGAAAGTGTGATAGTGCTTGATGGTCTTGGGGGCTAATCCTCCGCCTGTGCGCTTATTTTGGCCTGTTTCGGCAAGCTGCGAATAGAATTCCAACAGGTGGTGAGGCTGCAGTTTATCCAGCCGTATATGGCCGATAGCGGCGTAAGTGCGTTTGGACAGCTCTATATAACGCAAATAAGTGCGTTCACGTAAATGCTCTTTCCCATAATCTTCAAACCATCGTTGCGCGAAATCCTGAAATTTTATATTGCCGTTCAGATATCTGCCTCCCTTCACCTGCTCGTCAAACAACACCTTTTGCCGCTCCAGCTCTTTAGCAATCTGCCGTTCGGTCATACCGGGAGCGGGCCTCCAGGTCATGCTTTTTCGTATCTGCCGCCCCTCTGTGTCATACCCTGCCGAAGCGGTGATACGGTAGGTATCTCCCCGGCGCTGCACTGTTGCCATTGTACCAGCCTCCTATTTCCGGGCGCAAAAATGCCCGGTACTTGATATTTACCGGGCTTTCTGGTACAATATAGGCGCTTTGTTAGCCTATCGTGTGCCATTCGGCCCGGTAGTCCGCTCTCTGGTGCGCCAACACCGGAGGGCGGTTTTTTATCATGTTTCGGGTAACCTTAAATTGTTGTGGATAGTGTTCAAACTTTCCGCGCTTTTGCTGTTGGAAAGCGTTTCTAATTGTTCAACCGCTGTTTTTCTTAACAGACGCAAACGCTCTGATTGCGGAATATGCTGGTTTATATATAGAGCGTTTATATTTTCTAGGTTTGTCAAAACAAGCAATTGCTCAATAGTGGCATAATCACGCATATTCCCTTTTTGCCCTGGGTTTTCCTTTCTCCACTGGGCGGCCGTTTTTCCAAACAAAGCCACATTTAAAACATCAGCTTCATCCGCATATACATATCCCTGTTGTTGTTTTGAGAGCTCAGGAGGAATAAGGTTTTCTTTAATGGCGTCGGTATGTATGCGGTAGTTTGCCTTTGTAAGTATCCGCTTCACATTCCAATCTAACGATAACCTGTAACTTTCATCCTGTTTCAGCCTTTGGTAATCTTTGATGACATACAGTTTGAATT